TTAATGCTTTCCATATATTATTTTTATTAGTAATTTTTGTAAAATATGAATTCAACATCTCATCAGTGTCCCACCATTCTCTTTCATCAATGATTGAATCGTGTTTATAAGTTTTGAATACATCAAATTTTGATTTATTATTACCATGATAGTTAAACAATTTTATCGGATAGTTATTAGTTCCTATCAGTCTTTCATCTTCTGATGTAGTGTTATTGCAAAATATTTTACAATACTTGACTGGAATAGGTGTATTAAGAGTTGTATTTTTTAAATCTAAATGACCTGCTCCAATAATTATTGGAACATTAAAGTTAATTACAAAAGAAATAGTCTTATCGGTTATTTCTTTAATTTTTTTATCCCAATTTTCTTCTTCATCTTTATAAATTGGGATAAGAAAAATGTTATTAGCTGATTCGTCAAAATGTTTTATATCACAAGATAACTCATTGCTAAGACATTTATATTCTACATCAATATTAGTAAAACAATTTAAAAACGATTCCTCAGCTAAGTAATAATCGAAATTATTTTTATCTTCTACCCATATTGTTATTTTCTGCCGATGTTGTATTTCGGAGACAGTTCCCAATTATTTTTGTCCTTAAATGATATAATCTTAATTTGTCTAAGTGGTGCCATAGGATTTAAGTTATCTACACCTTCAATAGTTACAAGACCCCAGTCTGACATAAGAGTTGCTATTGTATTTCTTCTTGCAATATCTGCTTCTTCTAAGTTGGATTTCTTTCCATCTAATAAAAACAGTTCTTTAAAGTGTACAATAAAGTAGCGTCCCTGTTTGTGGAGGATGTGACAGGACTGATATAACTTTTTATCTTTTCTTGATGCTACACCGATTCTGGTAAGTGTCTCTCTGACTTTTAAAAAATCGTCAGGTTCGTTAAGAGAAACCTCTAACATTAGATCTGGTTTCCACTCAACTAAAGTGTCTAATTCTTCCATTTTAAAACTCACGGTTTATTATATTATTCGTTGATACTATTTATAAAACTACCGACTTCTACCGCCCTTACTGATCTTTTTACGAATAACATCTAACTGATCTTTCGTGAGTATTGAAAGAACTTGATAAGCTTTATCTCGTGAATAACCATAATATTCTTTTATAACTTCAATATCTGCAGATTTATCTGCTTTATTCCATTTAGAGAATCTTTTTCTTTTTCTTATTATTTGTTTTAAAAAGTCATACTGCATACGCGAATCAATGTGGGCGTACTTATTCATTTCATTTGCATATATAACAGTATCGTTGTAATATGATAATCCTCTGTTGACCATAAATGCATTATAATCTTTTTCAGCAAGATCATCAACCATGATATCTTTTTTAGTGTCGTTTATACTGTTTAAATAATCAAAGTGGTTCATTATCATCTCTCAATATATCATTTAAAGCAACAATTTCATTTAGTAGTGTCATTGGACTTCTAAAATGCATTCCAGTATGTAGTAAAGCTTTAGTATCTTTTGGAAAACACATACCACCAAATCCCATTTGACCATCTGGTCCTGGTACTTGCATATGACTTGATCCTATTCTTTCATCAGTTTGTACAAGTTCACAAACCTTTTCATAATTAATACTAGTTGCTTTACATAATTTATATATGTCGTTAAAGAAAGAAACTTTTGATGCTAAGAAACAATTTATTATATATTTTGTAAGTATCAATCCTTCTACAGGTGCTATGATTTTTTTATACATTAAAAATGTATCACTCCAAAAATCGACGTTTGGTCCACCTAATAACATGTGTTCTTTGCTTTCAGCATCTGATATTGAATTTGCTGCTGTTAAGAATTCTGGACTAAAGTTTAAACTCTTTTCATATTGATGTAAGTTTCTCCATCCTTCCAAACTGATAGTGCTTTTTACTAAAATAGGTTTATCTTTTGGACACCTTCTTACTACATCTTCTGCTATAGAAAAGTCACAAGAACCATCATGCGAACTTGGAGTTGGAACACAAATAACGTATCCATCAGAATCATTTTCTATTTTGTTATCATTGTATTGTGGATCAACTATTTTTACGTCATGCCATTTGTGTAAAACATGATGCATAGCTTTTCCAACAAATCCATATCCTATTAATGTTAATTTCATTGTATTGCCTGTGCTAGTGCTTGTATTCTCATAACGTCTAAAGCGATATCATGAGTTGGGTTATGCTTAGTTGCTTCTTCACAATCTGGTGGAATAAATTTATTTTCTAAATCAGATCCCCAGGCCAATCCTTCTATTACTGATCTTGTATCTCTTACTTCCCACCAGTTATAAGGCATTGGTTTATGTGTTTGCTTCATTATAGTTTCCAAAAGAATAGGATCAAAAGTGTTTCCTCGAGTATAAAACTTAGTGGGAGTAGAGCCCATAGACTCTATAAAGAAATCATACAGTTCGCTTATGTCTTTATCATTATCAGATGGAAGTATCCATTCTTTTGCATCTTCACCTTGTTTATCCCACCATTGTAAAGTACTTTTGTCAATTTTTCTTTCATACTTTTTTACTTGCTCTGTAACATTAAATTTAATTACCTTAGCATCATCTATAAGTTCTTTAAATGTGTAAGGCCTATCTACAAATCTACTTTCATCAAACTTAAGAATAGCTAAACACGTAACTACACCATTTATTTGATCTTGTGAAAGAGTTTCAAAATCATATATAACTGCATTGTCCATAATATATTATACCATATTTTTTGTTATTCGTACACTCTATTATGAGTATCATGACACCTAATAAATGTTGTACACTTACTTAATTGTTTTAGTTTAACTGCTCCAGTATATGTACAGGCAGATCTTATTCCTCCAAGTATTTCTTGAACAGTATCAGCGACCTTTCCTTTGTAAGGAACTTCAACTACTTTTCCTTCAGCTGCTCTATAGTTATTAAGACCACCAAAGTGTTTTTCATTAGCCTTTTCAGAACTCATCCCATAAACCTGAACTGTGTTATTGTTAGTGTTAATAGTTCCACCACCTTCGCCGTGGCCTGCAAACATTCCTCCAAGCATAACGAAGTCTGCTCCTCCTGCAAAAGCTTTAGCAACATCTCCTGACGTTGTACATCCTCCATCAGCAATGATATGTCCGTCGAGACCATGTGCAGCATCAGCACATTCAATAACAGCACTAAGCTGAGGATAACCAACACCAGTTTGAATCCGTGTCGTGCATACAGATCCCGGACCAATTCCAACTTTAACAATATCTGTCCCATTTAATATCAACTCCTCTGTCATTTCTCCTGTTACTACATTACCTGCCATAAGTATTAAGTCTGGATATGAATCTCTAAAATTTTTACAAAAATTTAAGAACCTTTCACTGTATCCGTTAGCTACATCTATACAAACGTACTTAATATTATTACCGTTTTGATCATAAACCTTTTTAAATTTTTCATAATCATTATCACTTATACCCATAGAATATATAACGTTGTTTTTTCTATATTCAAAATCAGCTAACCTGTCGTCATAGTAATTTACTAATTGACTTACCGAATAAGTTTTTACTAAACAAGTCATTAAGCCTAACTTAGCTAAAGTGTCTCCCATATCAAAAGTACCTACTCCATCCATATTACTCGCTATGATTGGAATACCAGTATAATCATACTCTTGCAACTTTTGCAATCTTTCTGCTGCATTTGCATATTTGAATGTAAGTTTTCTTTTGAGCTCGACTTCTTTTCTACTACCTGCTGTTGAACGTTTAGGTCGTATAAGAACATTACCGTAGTCTAATTTTTGTTCGTTTTCTATACGCACTGGATTCTCCTTCGTTGTTAACCAGGCATTGTAAATAGAGCGCGTGTTCCATCATCTGGTGGTCTTCTTGCAAACACGACCCATTTCTTTATTTGATGTTGAAGATAGCCTGGATAGTTTTCTTTGACAAAGTCCCGCATACTCATACCAGTAGTCCATACGTCATCAACTACCATTACGAAATCGTCAGCATCAGGACTTTTA